AGCCCAGTGCAGGGATGCCGCGAAGTCGCAACTCGTCAATCAGTGGCGTACCAGTGGCCTTAGCCTCCACCAGAACCATGTCCGGCTCCCAATACTGGTGCTCTTCGTACGCAATCTCTTTGAGCTCAGGGAAATTCCACCGGCCGCGCCTCGCGTCCAGCAGAACAACGTGGTCCGGACCGCCCTCCTTGGGCTTAAAGATCCCCCAAGTCGTGATCGCAGAGTAGTCAGCCGTTTGTTTCTTCGAGAACGCCGTGTCGTAAGACTGAATGATGTAGCTTACCGGAGGGATTTTCTCCTGATCCCAGTCAAGCCACCACTCCCGCTTGATAATCGCGGACTCAGAAGAGGTGGGCGTCTGCTGCCACTGCGCGTTCCACTTGCCAACAGGCAAAGACGCCTTGATCGACAGCAAAGCGTCTTTTTCCCAGAACTCCGGCCATAACGGGTTGCCTGACGGCAAAATAGCAGGAAACTCCACCACTTCCCACTGGTCTGACATCACGTCTTGGCCCTGTGCGGCCAGTAAACGCCCTGTCAAGTCCTTTTTTCCCCATCGTGTGTTGTGACTGACGATGCCGTTGGCTATAAAGTTCTCTGTTCGGTCAACCTCAACGTCAAAAACCTCTTCTTCCCCGTCAGGGGTGATGCTTACAATCCTGTCAGTTGTGAAGCTGGAGGTATCTTGCAGCAGAGAGGAGGTTTTTAGGGGTCTTTCCGTAACCAAGCGCGAGGTTGCAGTCGTTGCATAAAAGTCCGCGGACCTTGCCAGACTCGTGGCAGTGGTCAATGCAGAGCTTCCCGTTCCAGTTTGCGCGAGGGTTGGCTGTTGAAGGCTCCTTCCGACAAATATCGCATCGATTGCCGCGCTCGAGAACCATTGCCTCGTATTGTTCAACAGTGATTCCGTAGCGATATTTAAGGCGACTTGCTCGGGCTTTCTTTGGGTTACTCCTGTACGGGATTTGTTTCTGGTAGCAAGGTTGACAAAGGCCTTTCGCAGAAGCCGGGCCTGAGCAATGATCGTTTGAGCATTCCACGCCACGCCACTTCCCGTGGTATCCGACCTCCCTGTGAAGGGCGTTTGGATTTTTTCGGCGGTAGTGATTTCGGCTTTGGCAGGGGGCGCAAAGGCCCGGTTTGGTTTTTGCCCGATTTGGTCTGTCGCATCCCTCAGTGATACAAGTTCCATGCCTGGACGTAGGTCCCGCAGCTTTACCCATGTCTGAGATCCCTCGTGTTGGACAAGAAACGGATGTCTCTCGTTAGCTCGAAGTGTTTTCCCAGATTGTGTTTGTATCTTATGTACGGCATCAACACCACTTGACCGCCAGTTGTTTACTTTGGCCGTGCTTAGGGCGTCGTTCTCGTGTGTAGCAACCATATCCCCTGGACGGACGTCACGAAGAGGCTTTTCTATCCCGTCAGCCATCAAAACAGGGGTGTCCCCCGTCATGCACATGACCAAAATGATAGTTCCGCCGGGCTGAAGACGCTGACGAGGGCCCGAAGTGTACCACTCATAGGCATTGTCAAACGCACTCTCGCTTAACGCGTCCTGCTCCGAGTGCGGGTCATCGATAATAAGTAAATCCGCGCCGCGGCCCGTGATCGCCGCGCCCACACCAGCTGCAAAGTATTCCGCGCCCGCTGTCGTGCCCCACTTGCCCGCGCCTTTGTTGTCTTCCTTGAGCTTTGTCTCCGGGAAGATCTCTTGGTAAGCAGGGTCGTCGATCAAATCCCGCACTTTACGGCCAAATCGTACCGCCAACTCGGTGTTGTGAGTGGCCTGAATGATCTTCAACTTCGGATTTCGGCCCAAGAACCAAGCAGGCATCAAGTAGCTTGCAAATTCAGACTTCGAATGTCGAGGTGGCATGTTGATGATCAAACGCTTGATCTTACCTTGCGCGACAAGCTCAAGTTTTTCAGCGAAGACGCGGTGATGCTCGCCTTCGATGAAGTTCTCATAGACGTGGTGAGCAAACGGCATGAACTTTTCCGACGCAAGTTCCCGCAACTCAAGACGCTTCTTGGCCTCGGTCAAGGCCAAGATCTCTTTTAGTGCTTCCTCGGGGAGAGCCTGTAGGTTCATCAGCCGTTTCTAAAAGGCAAAGACGCTAGGCCTTGTTGCCTAATTGTTATTGGTTGTACTGTAGGTGTTGGTACAGAGAAACCCGCTCCTGGGGCCAATGTTGGCAGGCCACTCAGAGGGTTGGCCTGCGTGTAAGCCGAAGTGTTCAACGGACCCGATTGGCCGCTGCCGCCAAACGACCCGCCACCGTCAAACCCCGGCTGGTCGGTGCTGTCCGGATCAATCACGGTGCCGCCGCCTGTGCCGCCGCCTGTGCCGCCGCCTGTATCAGGAACACAAGTTTGGGTTTCTGGATCCAGCACGTAGCCTTCGAGGCATGGGAACGGATCTTGGAACGGATCAATGATGCAGGGGTCGGCGCCCGGACTTGTATCTGGGTTCTTCTTGTATCCAATGGGGCACGCTTCAGGTTCCACCACAGGTTCTTCTACTACTTCTTCTTCAACGACGGGCGTGTCGCTGTCCCCCTTGTTACCAAAGGCGTTTTCGCCGAAGACGTCGTCACCGCTGCCGCCGTCGGCGCGGTCGAGTGTGTCCGGGCCCGCGGTATCGTAGATAAATCCAAGAGAGTCCCTAGTGTAGGTCGTGCCATCAGGGCGACGGAAAATTCTCTGCCCATCAACATAGCCAACTGCGAGATCGTCGGCGTTGGCTCCACCCAAAAAGTTTTTAACGCCGGCGCCAAAGGTTCCGCTGCCGCCCGATTCAACAAGCTCACCACCAATGTACTCTTTGCCGTCGCCGGGCGTGATCTTGTTCATCGTGTTTTGATAGAAAGAGTTCTCTTTACCCGATTCAAGGGCGATGTTCTTGAGGCGATCTATTCGCACCTGCTCCGCCACATCCGCGGCGTTTGCTGCCGCCAGCCGCGTGGCGTTGTCGTCGCTGCCAGTGCTTAGTGTGGGAAAGTCTGTTCTCGTCACACTCGTGTCTAAATCATCTGGGCGTGCCTGGGGGCGAGTGTTCGAGACACCGCCGCCGCTGCTGTCGCCGCCAACCAATTCGCCGCCAACGTACTCTTTGCCGTCGCCAGGCGTAAATGTGTTTGCCACGTTTTGAAGGAAAGTGTTCCTAGCCGCATCCGCTGCCGCCGCATCCGCTGCCGCTTTATCCGCAGCCGCTTTATCCGACACCCGCTTTTGAGCCGCTGCAATTTCTCTCGCTCTGTCTTCGTTTTCACGCTGGGTATCGCTCTGCGAGAAACTTGGCCCACTTGTGTTTAAGTTATCAGGGCGTGCTTGGGGTCGAATAGACGTCTTAGGAGCATTGTCGCTGCCACCGCCGCCGCCACCACCGCCACCACCGCCGAATGCGATCCGCGGACGAAGGGACGTAAAACCCATTGCTTCAAGAAGATTCATGCCACACACCTTTGTTCGGGAACGACCCGTTTCGACTTCCTCGGTGCGCAAGCACCTCTTCCACTTCGGGATACATATTCCAGAAGAGCTCGCGCATCTCCCGACTTACCCACAAAACATCGCGCCCGCCATGTGGCGCCATCATATCAACAATAACCAGGTTGTCACCTGTCTCACGCGCAAAAACATCAGACCCGCAATAATCACCGCTGTCAAACTCTTCACGCGTCATAAAAGCCCAAGTCACTAAACCCACGCACGCACCGTCGCGGTAAAACAAACGAAAGCGCCCATGCTCCAAAGCAGGGAGCAACCGCCAAGAGATCGTCTCGCTCCTGAAACCACTGTAAGGCTCGACCGTCGTCCAAAGTCTGACAGCATCCTCAAGCACCTATCAGCCCCCCAAACTCGCCAAGCCCTCAAACCGAGCCAGCGGACGAGGGCTGCTAGAAGGCGCCGCACGCTGGACAGAAGCCGTCGCCTCAATCGGCGCGGTCCTCGGACTCGGAGTACTGAACGCACTCTCCAACATCGACAAGCCAGACATCACCCCCTGATCACGGCCCTCCGATCCACCATCCTCCTCAAGCAACAAACGCAAAGCAGCCTCAACACCACCAGTCGTATCAGGACGAGACTGAGGACGGAATGTATCAAGGTCCAAGGACCCAAGACCACCCTCGCCACGCAAAAGAGCATAGCCCTCCTCGATCCGATCCCTGCCAGAAGACGCATACTCAGGGTCCAAACGACGCCAACGAATGTAATTGTCCCCCAAAATACGAGCAGCCTCGCTGGGCTCAATGTCAGGATTGCCCAAAAACTTCTCGCGCGTCCGAGCATACGAAGGATCCGTCTCCATCTCCTGACGAATAAAATCCGTCTGAGCCTGAAGCGCCTCGCGACCAGGAATAATACCACCGTCCGCGTCAAGAACACCGCGATCGCGCATAAACGACAGCGCCGCAGGAGCTCGGTCACCCTGCCAACTCAACATGCCAACATTCGTAGCGTTGTTCGCAGGGTCCAAATGGGTGCCAAACAAATACTGCGGACGTAAGCTGTTCTCCCGATTGATCTCAGCAGTTAAAGCTTGAGACTGAGCGTCAGAAAAACCCGAGCCGCGGAACGCACTGTAAACATCCGTGGCCATGTCCCTCGTACTCATGTCCAAATAGTCGCGCGAGCCCGACGGGGCGCGGCTCGTGTTGTCAGACTGCATAGCCCACTCTCCTAAAGCATTTTCCAAACCATAACCGATCCCCAAATGAAAATAAAGTGCGCGTAAATTCTAAGGGGTTTGGACCTTGGGCCGTGGACCTCGGTCCTTGGTTCTACTTGTGTGGTACTTGTGGTCGCAATGGAAAAACCTTGGAATGATTTTCTCGGACCATGATATAAAGCCCCCGCGCGACGGGGCGGGGGGCCTAAAAGGGGGGGCGGGGGTCGCGGTCGGCGCTGTCATGGGATTGAATCGGAATCAGTAACCCCAAAGGCGCGGGGAAAGGCGCGGGGGTCGGGCAATTAGTTGCAATTAGTTGCAATTAGTTGTGCGTTACCTGTTGACAGTGCACCCTGGTATCGCCATACTGTAAGTATGGAAAGCAATAAAGCGGACCAGTTAATCAAGGATCTAATCTCATGGACAAGAATACTCACCTCGGCCAGCTTGCAGTGATCGACGCACAGATCAAGGATCTGACCAAGGAACGCGATGCGATGCGCATTGAAGCGGTCAAGCAGGGCTTCGCGATCTGGGATGTCACAGTCCGGATGTCAGCGCCCACGCTGTCATGGTGGAAAGAGAACCGCCCGAGCGTCTGGAAGAAATACGCCAAGTCCAGCGCGGTCAAGCGTTTCGTAATAGCGTAAGGGCCCCAGCGGTGACCAGCCTCGCAAGGGCTGGCATCCGCTGCGACCCTGCAGCGATCAACTAAGGATATCACAATGCCACGTACATCATTCGGCAAGACCCGCCCACAGAATGAGCCCTACGCGATCTACACCAACCCACAGGGGTGGATCTGGAAAGTGCTCAAGACCTACAAGCACTCGGCCGCCGAGCTCAAGGATCCGCACGCTCGGTGGTTTGTCGCCGCCACGTCGCCCATGATGCAAGGCGGCGGCTACGAGCTGGGCGATACATACGCCAGCGAGATTCGCCAGTTTGGAGAGTTGTTCTACGCAGATCCCGAGTGGCTCGAACAATACGGCTAAATACTTGTGCCCCGATCCCAATCAGACTATGATCGGGGCACTACTTCAATTCAACTAAGGAGAACGACAATGGGCAATCGAGCCACAATAGGACTGACCACGCAGCACGGCGCGTCGACAGCGTTCATCTATCTGCACTGGCATGGTGACGCCGAGTGGGTCGTCGACGCGGTAAAGGGCGCGGCCTTCATCATGCGCCGGAACGATCCGGGCTATGCAATGGCCCGTCTGATCGGCGTGCTGCACAATCGGATCGACGGCGGTCTATCGCTCGGCGTGCTGGCGGCATCAGACAACAACCGGAACGACGACGACAACGGCCACTTCACCATCGACATGGGCGCGGGGACCATCACGCAGGATCTTAGGGCGGCCGATGATACATGGTCCGGCGCGATCGTGGCCGAGGGCATAGCGTTCGGATCCTTCTAATTATATCGGTGACCGGCCCCGCGCGGGCCGGCATCCGATGCAATTTAACCAAGGAGAAAGTATAGTGGGCACTGAAAACAGAGCAGAACTGACAACGGAGCGGGGCGCGTCGCCCGTCTGCGTCGACTGCAGCAACAAGGCCACGCGTCAAGTTTGGTGGCCTCGGCGCCCCGAGGGCCCTTATCCCGTCTGCGATATGTGCTTTCATCATTCTATCAAAAACCGTAGCGCCACAGAGTACGTGGCGGCATCCGATGCAATTTAACCAAGGAGAAAGCACAATGACACAACATGATGAACGGCACGGCAGCCAATACGATCGCGGACGGGCAGACTTTTGGTACAACAGGCCAGTGGATCCACACTATTACGCGTACCATGCCGATGGTCTTGGGCGCACCAAGGTCACGGATCTGACACCAAAGGAGCGCAAGGCCTATCTCGCGGGCTATGAGGACGCCGAGTCCGACGGCGGGCAGAAAGACTGGATTTAGAGCCTATCGGTGATCCGCTCGGCAACGGGCGGACATCCGATGCGCTTATGCATCGTCAACCAAGGAGCACGGACCATGTGGGAAGCCATAGCGAACGTCCAAGACGACAACACAAAACCAGCGATCTATGCGCGAATTGAGGTATACGGGCGCACCGAATGGAAGACCAAGCGCACAGCAGTGAAGCACGCGCGTGACTACAAGGCGGACCATATGCGCGACGCGTGGGCGGCCGAGACGTAAAGGCGCAGGACAGGGCGCAGGGCGCAAGGCTACAAAGGCGCAGGACAAATAGAACTTGCGTTCCGCTTGCGTTCTGCTATCCTATAATCTCACTCAATTAAGGACATTCTTATGAAATCTGGAATCATCTACAACGGGCCTAGCCTCTTGGATGGCAAGCCAATCGTCGTGATTGCGACGTTCTCGAAGCGCAACACAAAGACGGGCGCGGTGGTGCAAACCTACATCTTGCGCAGCGACGTCAACCCGCTCGAGGCGAGCAAAAACGGCGAGGACTTCAGCATTTGCGGCGACTGCGTCATGCGCGGCGAGGTAAACGACGACCCCGCACGCAAGCAAGCCAAGGGTCGGCGCTGCTACGTTAACTTAGGGCAAGGCGTCTTGATCGTTTACAAGGCATTCTTGCGCGGCGTCTATCCAACTGCAGACAATACCGCCGACCGCAACACGATCGGCCGCGATCGCTTTGTTCGGATCGGCACCTACGGGGATCCGGCTGCAGTGCCCGCGCACGTCTGGACAGATCTCATGGACGAGTGCACCACCTATACCGCCTACAGCCACCAAAGCGGGTGGCGTCCCGATATCGCAATGCAATCCGCCGATAACAAGGCAGAGGCAAACGCGCACTGGAAAGCAGGGCGCCGCACGTTCCGTGTGATCGCGGACCTTGGCGATCTGGACAAGGCAAACGAGGCGCTGTGCCCCGCGTCCAAGGAAGCCGGACGCCGCGTCCAGTGCACCGCGTGCAAGCTGTGCAAGGGCTCGAGCCTTGGCAAGTCAATCGCAATCGTGGAGCACTGATCATGAGCGTAGGAAACTGGAAAACTCACATCTTAGTCGATTGCGCAAAGTGTCATAAGCCCATGGGCTGGCACATGGTGACAAAGACAGCGGTTTGTAACGAGTGCAAGGCCGTCGACAAAGAAATCAAAAAGGCAGGGGTCTCCGCTAAGGAGGCCCCGCTAATCCACAAACTATTGAAAGGGCGCTAGCACCAAGGGCCGCGGGCCACGGCTCGCGGTCCGCGGCCCTATGGCCGCAGATCAAGGCGCAGGGCGCAAGGCGCAGGACAGTCGATCAACCAATATAGGCCGCAGGGCCTCGAATAACGCAGGAACAGACGCGCAGGACAGCACGCAGGGCGCAAGGCACCCATGTTCCAGCACCTCGGCCCCCGATCCACCTTCAAATAAAAGTATTTCGCGGGTCTTGGTCCTCTTTACCAAGAAGAAATTAGCACCCCCTCGAGCCCAATATCCAGTATTCCACGCGATCTGCTCGGGTCGTATGTTTACGGCGTTAACTTTGCTTATTTTAAGCTCGAGCCAAAAGGGAAGGCCGCCCCAGACGGCGTGAACGTCCGGAACACCGCCGCCCTGTTTGTTTTCAATCCTCGTCGCGTGGCAATTCTTCGGCAATTTCAACCGAATCGAGTTCCAAAAGTTCGCTTCCGGTCCCTTGCTCATTAGACACATCCTTAAACTCGCCCTCGATCTGGAAGGCTTGGGGGTATTTCTTCTGCAGATCGGCCAGCCTGCCTAAAATCTCCTCGCGTGACAGGGCGTCGATGGTGTTGACCTGCTCACGTCTGTCGACAGTCAGACCGCCCAGCGCAGCGCGGATTTTCTCGGCGTTGATCGCAGCGGAAAACTGCCCCGCCTCCTCGGCCCCACTGCTTAGTTGATGCAAGCGCTCAAGCTGGCCGATGGTCGTCACACCGTAGCGGCGCTCCCTTTCAGATCTCAAGTCTTGGATGTACTCAAGCACATGGGGATACTCTCTGCCGTTGAGCAGCTTCGACGCCATTACCGCAGCGTGATCTTGGGTGAAGCCCGCCTTGCGGGCGCACTCAGCGTTCGAGTAGATGCCTTCAACAATAAACCGCGCGAAGGTCATCTGACGATTAGTCAGCGTTCGACCGTGATGCTCTTCGATCTTTTCTTTACCAGAAACCATGAAACCCTCGTTTGTTCGTTACGTGCAATTTATACCAAGCGAAACCTGAAGGCAAACGCCTTGCTGAGTTCCTCTATAGGGGTTTTCCCCAGACAAGTGTAATAACGTAATGGGTAGTGTAATACTCGATGGGCTACTTAGCATGTTGTTATCATTACTTGTTTTACGGAGTATTACAAGTATTACGTTAATTACATCTCATTTGAATGAAAAATAAAAAAAAGTTTTTTTTCTGGCAGAAACTCCTATAGTGTAATTCACCCGCCCATCGGGGGAAACTCGCCCAAGGACCGAGGACCAAGAAGCCCCAACCTAAAAACCCCATCGGGGGAAACTCGCCCAAGGACCGTGGTCCCCATACCAACAACCCCGAGCCCTTGACACCTCCCCCACTAAATTGTATGCAGAGACCAAGTCAATACAAGAGGAGACAATTGATGTTTGAGAAAGCAATCCACAACATAACGGGCGCTGTGCCATTCAACCCTAAAAAGTTTCCGATGCTGATTGAAGTTGGCGACGGCATGGGGGTCAAATCTGTCCTATGCAAAACGCCAGATGATATCCCCCAGGAAACAGATTTTATAATCCTTGGAACTTGCATCGCGACCATTACACAAGAGGACCGCGAACCAAACCCCCTTGACACCCGCCCCCACTAACTTGTATGTATTAACCAAGTCAATCAACCAAGGAGCGAGGACCAATGACCAATGACCGACCGTAAAGACGCGCTAATTGAGTTGCTGGCTAAGGTTGAGGCGGGCGAATGGCATAACGACGGGACATCGTGGCTGTTTGGTAATGATTGGCCAAATGTTCATGGCGCTTTTCACGGATCACTAGACGCGGCCAAGGCGCTGCATGAGGCGGTGTTGCCGGAGTGGCATATAAATCTGACGTTTGATTTTTGCAGCGTTTTCCCAAGTGGGAACGATGGTGAGCAACTTGCGCATACAGGTCAATGCAACGAGAACCCCGCCCGCGCATGGCTAATTGCAATCCTCAAGGCCCTCATAGCGGGTGAAAACACCACTTATCAACCAAGGAGCAAGAACCAATGACCGACTTTCAAAAATGGTACACAATGATAACCCCAGAAAAGATATTTGCAGGGAAGACTTTGCTTAGGAAATTACAGCAAGCATACGAGGCAGGCGCGGCATCACAG